GAATGACAATTTCAAACTATCAATTAAATTAGGCTCAGGGAAAGAGATAACCATTGAGGATTCTACACCTTGTGCAATTGTTAAAGATTTAAGTTTGAACGAACTTGAAGAAACAAACAAAAAGCTATCAGAAACAATTGCATTATTAAGAACAGTTTTTAAATAAATTATGAATTACATATCTCAAATTAATGGATTTTGGAAAATTGCTGAGGATAAACAATTTTCATCAAGTGAAATAGCGACATATTTTGCTCTATTAAATTACTGCAATAATCTTAACTGGTTAAATCCTTTTGTGTGCCATTTTGAATATGTTTGTCAAACTGCAAGTATTTCAAAAAATACTTTTTATGCTTGTATGGAAACACTCCACAATGAAAAGTTAATTGAATATACTAAGGGGATAAAAAACTCAAAAAAACCTAAAGTTTTTATTCTTAATTTAGAGAATAAAACTAAGAATAAAACAGGAATAAAACTAAGAACAGAAGAGGAACAGAATAAAGAACAGAAAGGGAACTTAAATAAACTATTAAACAATGAAACTAATAAACCTATAAACAATAGAGAAATTTATAAATTTTTCTCCCACCTATCTATTTCAGTTGAAGAAGTACATAAACTAAATTTAGCAGGTTACACCAAACAACAGATTGACGATGTATTGGAATCAATTGAAAACTACAAAAAAAATACAAGTTATGTTAGTTTGTACTTAACTGCCAAAAAATGGCTTCAAAAAGAACAAGCAGAAAAAAGTAAAACAACCGAAAGACCAATGGTACATTAATTATGACAATAGCAGTAATAGAAAAGGAATCAAAGCGTGAATATCAAATTGATATTTCCAAAGGTGGCGAAAACAAACAGACTTGCCCAGCTTGTTCTCACGAACGTAAAAAGTCAAAAGATAAATGCTTTAGCTACAATGCAACAAAGGAAGTAGGCAGTTGCTCTCATTGTGGTAAGGCTTTTTACAAGAAGTTAGATAAATTAGAAAACAACTACCAAAGGATTGAATATAAACGACCGATTTGGAAAAATGAAACAACACTATCTGAAAAGTTGGTTAAGTGGTTTGAGGGCAGAAAGATTAGCCAAAAAACACTAATTAAAGCCAAAGTTACTGAGGGATTGGAATGGATGCCACAAGTAAACGGAAACATCAACACCGTACAATTTAACTACTTTAGAGATGGGGAATTGATAAACGTAAAATATCGCACTGGCAACAAACAATTTAAGTTAGCAAAAGATGCTGAGTTGATTTTTTATAATTTGGATGCAGTAAAAGACCAAAAAGAAATAATAATTGTTGAGGGGGAAATTGATTGCCTAACATTAATTGAGTGCGGAATTGAAAATGTTATTAGCGTTCCAAATGGTGCTACAATAGGCAGAAACAATCTGACTTACTTAGACAATTGCATAGACCTATTTGATGAAGATACAAGGTTTATATTGGCATTAGATAATGACCAAGCTGGAAATAGTTTAAGAGATGAATTTGCCAGAAGATTAGGGGTTGAGAATTGCTCAAAGTTAGCGTTCAAAGATTGCAAAGATGCAAATGAATGCTTGGTTAAGTATGGAATGGATGGAGTATTGGAAAGCATAAACAACAAAATTGAATATCCTTTAGTCGGCATATTTACCTCCACAGACTTAAACGAAGAGATAGATAATTATTACAACAACGGATTGCCACAAGGTGAAACAATAGGCTTAGAAACATTTGATGAAAACCTTAAATTTCATTTAGGATACATCACAACGATTACAGGCATTCCAAATCACGGAAAGTCGGAGGTATTAGATTTTATTTGTGCATCGTTAAACATTCGTGCCGGGTGGAAGTTTGGGTTATTTAGCCCTGAAAACTATCCTTTAGAACTTCACTTTAGCAAGTTTGCTGAGAAATTAATAGGCAAAGCATTTGATGGAAATTACAAAATGAATAAAATGGAATTGGAATTGGCCAAAGATTACTTTTCAAAAAACTTCTTTTTCATAAAACCCGAAAATGATTTTAAACTTGAGGATATTTTGCGGATGGTAAAAAGTTTAATTAGAAAATACGGAGTAAATGCCTTTGTAATTGATGCTTGGAATAAATTAGAACACAATGAAGATTCAACACACTATGTTTCTAAGCAATTGGATATATTGGCAACATTTTGCGAAAGAAACATGGTGCATTGTTTTTTAGTGGCCCATCCAACAAAAATTATGAAAGATAAAAAAACGGGGTTATTTGAAGTGCCAAACCTTTACAACATAAATGGATCTGCAAACTTCTTTAATAAAACTCACAACGGATTAACCGTATATCGCAACTATGATTCCAAGAAAACAGAGATTTACATACAAAAAGTAAAGTTTAAACACTGGGGCCAGTCAGGCACAATGTGTTCATTGGGATGGCATTTTATTAATGGAAGATATTATACATTTATTCCCGACAATACCAATTGGATATTAGGCGAAAAGAAACAAGTAGAAGCATTTGAACTACCACCAACCCCAATAAAGACCAATGGAGCATTCGACACACCGATTAATAAAAAAGATAATTGGGATTTTATCCCAAAGAATGAATTTTCAGATATTGGCAACGATGCCTTTTAACGACAAAACAAAAATAATAGATTTGATTTTCAGCAAGTTATAAAAAATAAGCAAAATATTTTTGATTGCGTATTGCAGATATAAATATTAGATGTATTTTTGCACTCAACAATTAACAATCAAAAAAATAGAAACTATGAAAGTAACACACCCAACATTAGGAGAAGGCCAAGTAATCAGTCAAGATGCCAACAACGTAACAGTTGACTTCAATGGCACAACAAAAGTAATGATTATAAAGTTTGCCAAATTAAAAAATGAAGATGGTAGCGACTTTGGTGTACAAGCAGTAGCTGCTCCTGCTAAAGCAAAAAAATTAAACAAAGCTAACTTCATCAATGTAGAAGATTACAAAAAAAGCGAATACTTTAACATGGACAAAAATGACTTTGAAGACATGAGAAAAAAAGATGCTTACAAATCAATATCTTGGTAATAATTAACAATCAAAAAAAACTATGAACTCAAATCACACTTACAACAGAACAACAATCACAATGATTGACAACTCTACTTACAGATTAGGTAGTGGAAAGCTAACAATTGATGGAATGAAAAAAAACCATCAAATTAACACCTCAGTTAATGGCAAAAAGTATATTGTAAATATTAATAATGGAATGTGCTATGACATCCTTAACTAACAATAAAAGAGGCGGCACAAGGTTAAACGCTGGCCCTAAATTCAAGTACGGTGAGCCAACAACTCCCGTACTTATCCGAGTGCCTAAATCCAAGATTGCAATCTTTAGGGCTAAGGCAAAAGAAATTCTAAAAGTTTGGGAAACTGATTTGACAATTAAATAATTTGTATATTTGCACAATGGCAATAGCCGATAAATACGATTAAATACGAATGGCAAAATTTGAGAAAGGCAATTCGGGAAAACCGAAAGGAGCAAAAAACAAAATAACTAAATCAGTTAAAGCAGACATTGAAAGTAAAAGTGATTTACTTATAAAAGTTGTTCGTGAGTGAGATAATTGTAAAACTCCAAAAAAGGCATATCAGCCAAGAGTTGATTATGCAAACAAAAAGGCGATTCAATGTTTTAAAATGTGGCCGAAGATTTGGAAAGACCTCCATTGCCAAAGAACTAATTATTGAACCTGCATTGGATGGATTCCCAGTAGCTTATTTTTGCCCTACATACAAAGACCTTAACGACTTTTGGATTGACATTGTAAAGATACTTGGCGATGCCATCAAGCAGAAGAATGAACAGTTAAAACAAATTAGATTGATAACGGGAGGTGTTATTGATATGTGGTCATTAGACGAACCCGACTCTGGTAGAGGTCGAAAATACAAAAGAGTAGTTATTGACGAGTGCGAAAAGGCTAAGAAACTTAAAACCGCTTGGAACGGAACAATAAGAGCAACCCTAACAGATTACATTGGTGATTGTTGGTTTTTATCTACGCCTCAATTCGGCAAAACTTACTTTAAAGAGTTGTTCAAAAGGTCAACCGATGAAAAGTATCAACACGAATGGCAGGGATGGAAGTTTACAACATACGACAACCCATTTATGGATGCTCAAGAGATAGATTCAGCAAAGGCAACACTTGATCCGATGTATTTCAATTGCGAATACTTAGCGGAGGATGTTACTTTAGATACTATGCTTTGGGCCTATGCTTTTGAGCCTAATAAACACTTGGGCAAAGTTGAGATATTAAAAAACTTAGAGATAATACTATCATTTGACTTTAACAAAAACCCAATTAGTTGCTCAGTATTACAAATACCATCCTTTGACACTATTCGAGTAATTGAAACTATTAAACTTGCCAATTCAGATATTTATGAGTTGTGCGATGTAATTAAAACCAAGTATGGAAACACACTTTACTTGGTTACAGGCGATGCAAGTGGTTCATCTACCTCAGCAATGGTTCAAGACAATATGAACTATTACAAGATAATTCGAGC